CGTCTTTCTTGTACGTGGATGGATCTTTAATCAACACGTCAATGTCGGGTAGCTTGTTAGCAATTTCTTTGAATGCAACAAACTCGCCAGCTGGACCGTCACCGACTAACGATGACACACCGAAGAACAAACGTTCTGGATCAGTGTTAGCTCTTGACATTTTTTTGCTTACCATCGACCACGCACGTGGCGTTGGAAAGGCATATTCATCTGCGTTAAATGCAGACAACAAGTTAGGTCTGTATTGTATAAACGAGATAACATCTGCATCGATGTTGTTTTGGTAGGCCCATTGTACCCAGTCGTCCAACGTTGGCTCGAGCTCATAGTGAGCAAGCCTGTTACGAACTGGACTTGGCATTTGATAAACAGATGCTGCGTCAGTAAGTCTGTTGCCAGCACAAATGATTTGCCAGCCAGCAGGCAATACGTATTCACCGATGGCTCTGTTGAGCAACAGTTGTAGAAAAGCATTTTGCGTTGCTGGTGGTGCGGTTGGTAACTCGTCGATAAACAACAAGCCACGGTCTCCGTCACGTTCAACAATTGGAAACACATCTGGTATAGCCCACGAAGTGAAGCGTTTGCCAGTCTCTTTCATCTGTTTGATATATGGAATACCACGCACATCGACAGGGTCGAACAAGTTAGCACGGAAATCAACAAGCTTAATGTTAAGCTCTTGTGCAACCTGTGCTGGTATGTCTGATTTGCCAATGCCTGGCCCGCCCCATATCATTGCTGGATAACCAGCGTGGATACAGTCTTTTAACTCGTCTTTGAGTTTGATTGGATTAATAGTATGCATAATAAATTCCTCCTATAAATGCAAAAATTCTGCTTGCTAACATATTTTGAAACCTCCAGAGTGTTTAACAAACTCATGGAATTCTTCTACAGTCTCAGCAGCAAAGGGATAACTTTTTCGCCAGTCGTCAGTTTTACCTGTTCCGTCGCATGCGTTACATTGACCTTGGACAAACTTGTCATTACGTGTGCCTGTAGCATTACAATGTTGGCAATCTACTTCTTCTAGCTCATCTAGCAATTGTTTGTAGTCACGCTCGTACATATGATGAGCATTGGATTCTATAGCCATGGCAAGTCTTTCTTCTATGACTTTACATGTGTCAGCACTGTACTCATAACCTGAGTTACTGTGTCCCATTTCTATATCTTGCTCGGATATAACATCCTCACATATATCAGTGATGTACATCCATAGCGGTCTCCACCACCAAATGTTTGCACGAAAATAAACACCAGGGTTTTCTCTTTCGTACAGATCTACTGAGTCAAAATAAGCTTGTCTGTCTTCATCAGGTAACTGATTGAAGTCAGGCATTTCAGGCTTGCTTGTGCCTTCTTTTATAATCGGATCAAGTCCGTATACATCCATTCCCATAATTTCCTCCTATGGTAAAAGTGGGGGCCGAAGCCCCCGTTGGGTTATGCATTGTCAAACACGGATTTAGTGTGCTCAAGCGTTGCATTGTTTAGCGAAGTCATAACTTTTACAGAAGAGTCTGCGTGACTCTTGAAGTTCCATTCTGCTAAACGTTGTTGACGTCTCTCGATCTCATTCTTAACACGAACGTCTTTTAAAGACAGATCTTGCAATCCGAACGAATCACCGACTACGCCGACAACAGCTGAAAGCATACGAGCCTTACGGCCAAGACCGAACATCTTGTCCTCACGTTCGATTAACCATGTAGGTAAATCATCGTTTGGATTAGCGGATGCTGTTTCTTCTTTGTATTCGTATGCAATAGACGCGAACTCTGCCCATGTTCTGGTTGTCAACTGTAAAAAGTTGATACCTGTTGACTGTGGGTCAGTCTCACACAATGGCATAAGACCGTCAGCAATCTGCTGAACTTGAAGAAGAAAGTAATCTTCTTCTTTCTTACGCAATGCATCGTCTGTAGCATTGAATGCCATGGGTGTATTCTTTTTAGACTTGAATACGTCCATGATACCTTGCACTCTTGATGGTTGAGCAATAGCTTTGCCCTCGCCGTCAATAGAATACTTTCTGTAGTAAAAGTCAGGCAAATGCACAGGATCCTGTGTTGCTCTGATTTCACTGCCTACTGGATCGCCAATAGTATCTGGTTTCCATGCAGACTCTGGTGTCTTCTGGTCAGGCAGGAGTTCTCCTGTCTCACCGTTAGCCATGTCTACTACTTGTGGTCCCAGATCATCTGGGTCAAAATGTGTCGCCATAATTTCCTCCTTGTGGTAACAGTTCTATACGTCTGATAAATTTCTTAAGAAACTCACCAGCATTCACATAATCAGCTTGCGATTGCATTTCGCTAGCTTCAGCCATTTTTAGTACCTCGTTGGGTACATGTACTTCATCCATACAAACCTCCTTGTTTTTGGACATTTAACATACTCATCATAAACACATGCACAATGGGACATTGGGCATGAACCATTGGAGAACATAAAAAAAGGGAGTTACGAGCTCCCTGGTATTATCGCTGTACATGTAGTGTTAATAACTAGGCTCGGCTTCTCATCCGAGCATGTGCTTTCCGTAACAACCGTCCCGAGCTTTTGTACGACCTCGGGATGTCGTTGTCTGCTTTTTCTTGCAAGCTACGTTACTTAGCCTAGTCACTTTGGAACTAGATACAGACACAACCAACTAAGCTACTGCTGTTGCTGGCTGTTCGACTGACTGAGCCTTTGGCTCGATCACTCGCATGAATACCTTTGCTTGCTGATTGTCAGCAGTCAATGGTACAGCTACGTCAAAGTGTAGTGTTAAGCTACCGTCTTTGTTAGTAGTTGCGATGCCGACTTCTCTAGATCTAGATTTGCCGTCTTTGCCGTCTTTTAGTATGTATAATGAATACAACATGTTTACCTCCTAGGTAAGTTTGATAGCCAGATACCTCATGTACCTAACTCATATGACATAAAAACGTTTACAACGGGACGTTGAAAACGCTGGTTCCACTGGTTCCGCGTGGTTCCAAATATCATGGAACACGATTAACCCTGTAACGGTGCGTGGTTATAGGTATGGTTCCACTGGTTCCATTAGTTATAGGTTAAAATAATCTTTATCCAATAACCGTGGTCCACGGTCCGTCAGCATAATAGGTTTTGTTCTACGTGGAACAACGGAACCAACACTGCACAGTTAGCATGCAAGCACGCACTGTTGCAATAATAATCATGGTTCCACAAGGTGGTTCCACTTGTGGGTAGAGCCGTGGAACCGAAGGAACCAATCCTGTATAGGATGTGCACGAAGATGCAAAGCACTTCGGCACTGATGATAGTAGTTAAAAAGAAGAGAGAAGGGGGCTGAACACCCCCGATAGTTAGAATATTTGAGTTAGGATAAGGTTGATAAGTATCCCAACGCCTAATGCGAAGAGATAGATACCAACCTTGCTTGAGGAGTCTATGACTTGACCTGGTTGAAGTCGAACTCTGCCTGAGTAGGTTGAGTAGGAGTGATAGTAGTAGGTTGTTGTTCCGTTTGATTTGGGACAATGACCTCGACTGATGGTCTGAATGACTTGTAGAAGCCTTTCATAAATGAGCCTGCTGTGTTGGCGGTTAGTGATACTGCTAGCTTGCCAGCGTTACCAGTTAGTGTGCCAATAGATTCGATAATATTCATAGTAATACCTCCATAGTATTTAAAGTTAATAATAAAATCATGTGAGATAAAAACGGTGTACACGGTACGTGGACAGCGGGGAAAAACCAAAACAAGGTTCCAAAGGTTGAAATGACAAATGATCGTGGTCAAAGTCGATCGGGTCGTAGTGGGGGTCTGTGGTGATAGTAGGAGAAGATGTCTCAGTGATATATTTCACTATTTTCAAATATTTTTTTTTATTATAAATTTCCAATATAAAACGTTATAAGGTATATTTAGAAACATGAGCCTAGTCGCAGATCAAATAGTTGAAGTTTCCAACGAAGACAGGATGGAGCTTCAGTCACATTATCCATATGCAGGAGTAAAACTATCCGAGCTTTCGGTCCAGGAAGAAAGATTAATTTTATATTTTTTACGTGGGATGAGTAAGGCGGCCGCGGGCCGTGCAGCGGGGTACAGGAACCAAGATTCCGTATACGACATATTTAAGAAACCAAAAATCAACCAGGCCATCGAATATTTGCGCGAGGAAATGCGTGAAGAAGTTAAGTTCGACAAGAACACCGCAACACAATTATATTTAGAAGCGCATCGTAAATCAGCAACCGCGACCGAAGAAAAAAATGTCGTAGATTCGTTGTGCAAGCTCCACGGTCTATTTGCACCAGAAAATGCAACGCAAGTTAATATTAATGTAGATAAGATTCAACAACTAGAAAGACTACCGGACTCCGAGCTACTAAAGTTAGCTGGAGTAGATACAAAATATTTAGAACCTCAAGGAGAAAGAAATGACTAAATACGCGCAACAAGCGAAAGCTACTAAAAAGAAACGTAAAGTTTCAAAGATGAAAAAATTTCCAGACTATTCTGGGGATGGCAAGATTACTAAAAAAGATATTTTAATGGGTAAAGGTATTATCCCTAAAAAGAAAAAGAAGTGATCGTAGCCGTAACTGGTGCCAATGGTTATGTTGGCCAAGAAGTTATAAAACAGCTTTCTAAAAAAGAAGGCATAGAAATTTTATCTTTAGATATAGATGAATGGGATATCCGAGCACCCTTATCTATATGCAATCCCCAAGTAGACGTTGTTATTCATTTAGCAGCATTAGTAAAAGTAAGCGAAAGTGTCGCGCGGCCTACGGCCTACTACTACACAAATGTGGTTGGTACAAAAAACGTTGTTGATGCTTTTCCAAACGCAAAAATGCTTTTTGCCTCTACAGGCGCTGCTTATGATCCGACCTCTCCTTATGCGCTTTCTAAAATAGCTGCCGAACAAATAGTCCAGGAGCTCTGTTACGATTACACGATTTTTAGATTCTTTAACGTTGGCGGTGGCACACCAACAAATCCCGAAGGATTATATGCCGCGACACAACGGGCCGTGGACCAGGGTTCATTTACCATTTTTGGAGATGACTATGATACGGCAGACGGGACGTGTGTTCGAGATTATGTGCACGTGGAAGATTTATGCGCGGCGCTCGTGTCCGCGGTTGGCGAACCAGGGTCCAAAACTATCGAGCCTATTGGGTCTGGCAACTCTTATACAGTTAAAGAATATGTTGACGCCTGGCTACTAACTAATGGTAAACTATTTAATATAGAGTTTGGCGAAAGACGACCAGGCGATAACGAAAAGTCGGAGGTACCATTTGTCTCACGGTTTATGGTCCCCACAAAAACAATTTATGACATAGTGAGGAACTAATGCACTGTATTAATCAGAAACCAAAAAAGATGTCTATGAAAAAGGGCAAAAGTAACAAAGGTACAACTAAGAAGTCGTACAAAGGAGGAAAGAAGTAATGGCCAAACGAGGACTATACGCAAACATACACGCTAAAAAGAAAAGAATTAAAGCCGGCTCGGGCGAGACTATGCGGAAAAAAGGCGCAAAAGGTGCACCTACAGCTAAAGCTTTCAAAAAATCCGCGAAGACCGCGAAGAAAAGACCAACCAAGAAGAAGTAATGCCTAGGAAGAAAGAAAAACCTATAAGAAAGACTACTGGAAAAGGCGGTAACTATAGGAAGACTAAATCTGGCGCTGGTATGACTAAAAAAGGCGTCGCAGCTTATAGAAAAGCGAACCCTGGTTCTAAGTTAAAGACTGCGGTAACAGGAAAAGTTAAAAAAGGCTCAAAAGCAGCAAAAAGACGTAAATCTTATTGCGCTAGGTCAGCAGGGCAGCTAAAAAGAAGCTCCGCTAAGACCAGAAACGACCCTAATTCAAGAATTAGGCAAGCTAGGAGGAGATGGAAATGTTAGATCAGTATTATGAGTGGCCCGCGTGGATAGAACCTACTTTAGGGGTACTTTTTATTATAATTATGGGGCTTTTTGCTTATATGTCATCACATTTGATATCTGAGCGTAAAGCAGGCAAGCAACTACCAATGTTTTGGGAAAAAAAGGAGAAAGAAATGGGATACGGTAAAGGATATTCTAAAAAACCGGCTAAAAAGGCTAAAATGGTCAAAAAACCGGCAAAAAAGAAAAAAGTAACTAAGAAATATTAAATAGTGGACTTGGAAAAGCTAGAATGCTATAAGTGTAAGAAGCTTTTGGCAGAAAACCTCGTATTACCTAAAGGTTTATGTGTTTACTGTGCCGCAGACGAAGCAGATCAGCTCCCCGAGCCCCAAAAACAACAAAAAGAGTCAAAAAAAGAGCAAAATGCTCAAATTCGTGCTGAACAAGAGTTGGCAAAGCGTATTTTGTCCAGAAAACGCATGTTACCCTTCGTCGAAAAGTTTAATCCGGATTATCAAGCAGGTTGGGTACATAAAGACATCTGTCAAAGGCTAGAAAAGTTTAGCCAAGACGTAGCGGACAAAAAATCCCCAAGATTAATGTTATTTATGCCTCCTCGTCATGGTAAATCAACTTTAGCTAGTATCGCATTCCCTGCTTGGCATCTCGGACGTAATCCAGGGCACGAATTCATTAGTTGTTCATATTCCGGGTCTTTAGCCATGAGTTTTTCTAGAAAAGTCAGACAAGTGCTAAGAGAACCAAATTACAAAAAAGTTTTTGAAGATACAAGATTAGATAAAGACTCGCAGTCTGTAGAATCCTGGCAAACAACTCAAGGCGGTGGTTATGTAGCAGCTGGTGTCGGTGGTGGTATCACAGGTAAAGGTGCGCACATATTATTAATCGATGACCCCGTAAAAAACAGGGAAGATGCAGAATCTGAAAATAATAGAGAAGCAACTTGGGATTGGTATACCTCTACTGCTTATACAAGGCTTTCTCCTGGTGGGGGCATATTAGTTATTTTAACTAGGTGGCATGATGATGACTTAGCCGGTAGATTATTACAAGCAACCGAAAGTGGCGCAGATAATTGGGAAGTAGTTAAGTACCCAGCTATAGCAGAAGAAGATGAAGAGTTCCGTGTAACTGGAGAACCTCTGCATCCAGATAGGTACAGCGTAGAATCTTTAGAAATGATACAAAGAGCTATCGGCCCCAGGGACTGGAGTGCTCTGTATCAACAAAATCCAGTATCAGATGACGGTGATTACTTTACTAGAGAGATGATCCAATATTATGAGCCTGACGAAGTTGACTACGATAAGATGCGTTACTATTGCGCGTGGGACTTGGCCATAGGACAAAGAGACAGAAACGATTATTCTGTTGGTATCATGGTAGGGATCGATGAGTATGATAACATGTATGTAGTCGATATAATCCGCGGTAAATACGACGGGTTTGAGCTAGTAGAAAAGATATTAGATTTCTATGAGATGTGGAGACCTGGTATAGTAGGAATAGAACGTGGCCATATAGAAATGGCTATCGGTCCGTTTCTACAAAAACGTGTAGCAGAACGTAAATTACATTCTGCTTATTTTAAAGATTTAAAAGTAGGGCGACGTGATAAAGAAGCTAGAGCTAGAGCTATCCAGGGTAGGATGCAACAGGGTAGAGTTTTTGTACCACAAGAAGCTGTTTGGACTGGCCCTTTAGTGGCTGAACTTTTGCGTTTTCCTAACGGCGTACATGATGACCAAGTTGATGCTTTGGCCTGGGTTGGTTTGATGATGACAGAGTACGCAAGTTTTTATGAAGCGCCAGAACATATACCTTCTTGGCGAGATAGGTTAGAATTGATGGCAAAAGGACCGAAAAAGAAATCGGCAATGAGCGCATAATATGGCATATAGTAAAAAACCAAGTAAAAAGATAAAAGACGTCGCAGAGCTAGAGCTAGCAAAAACTCAATGGAGTGCATACACCCGCGCGCGAGATCACGGCCATGACGACTATATCCAAATAGCAAAAAAATGCGACGCTTATTATAGAGGTGACCAGTGGGATGAGTTTGACCAACAATCCCTAGATGATCAAGGTCGACCTGCTCTAACAATCAATACAATATTACCCACCGTAAATGCAGTACTAGCTGAACAAAGTACAAAAAAAGCTGACATACAATTTAAACCTAGAGG